AGAGGGAGCAGGCTTCAACGCTAAACGTGGATCCGTGTTACTGAAAAGCCCACGAATACAGGCAGCACTGGCAGAACATCACGACGGGGCGCAGGTACTGGAGCACGCAGACCAGCAGAAAGTCATCTCAGGGCTACTAGCAGAAGCGCGAAAGGTAGAGAATACAGGCGCTGCCCGTGTGCAGGCTTGGGGCAAACTGGCAGACATCCTCGGCCTTACTGGTGGCGGTGGCAATCGTGAATTGGGTACGCTTGAAAAGTTCCTGTCTGGTATAGGCACAGCGATAGGGCAGGGAGTGTTTGCTGCCACTACAGGCGCGAAGCCCCTCTCCGTTGATACTAGGCCTGTTGTCGTGGAGTCTGCTGTTATTCGCGAAGATTCCAGTGATTCTCTGCCTGAATCCCTGCCGCCTGCGTGGTAATCCCCTTTCCATTTTTGCGTGTTGTGTGTGTGTGCTTGTTTGTTTGCGTGTGTCCGTTACCTGGCTACCACCCATTCACCTATCACTCCTTCACCTGGCTTTCTCCTACCTACTACCGCCTTTACCTATCTACCCCTGCTACCACTTTTCTTGACCCCCCCCTACTTCTCTTGCCATCTACACTCTTCCGCTTTGTAGTCCCCCATACAAATCATTCAGAATGTGATAAGGTGACAACGTATCGTTGAAGGATTATCTTTACGGGGGCGTGTTATGAGAAGATCGTTAGTTCTTGCGTTGGCGTTTGCGTCAACTGTTATTGCTGCTAATGCTGCGCTTAAGGCCTGGGGTATAGTTTCTGTTGGGTTTGGGTTGTCGGCTCCTGCTGGTGTATTTTTTGCAGGCATGGCTTTTACTTTGCGTGATGGTTTGCATGAGTTTGGTGGTCGTGTGTGGGTTTTGGGTGCGATTGTTGTGGGTGGTGTTCTTTCTTATTTTATTGATCCTGTGTTTGCGCTTGCGAGTGCCACGGCTTTTACGGTATCGGAGTTGGTGGATTATTCGATTTACGCTCCGTTGCGTCGCAGGTCGTGGTTGCCGGCGGTTGTGGTTTCAAACATTGGTGGTTTGACTGTTGATTCGCTTCTTTTCTTGTGGATAGCTTTTGGCAGTCTTGAGTTTATCGAGGGGCAGTTATTGGGTAAGGCGTACATGACATTGGTGTTTGTGGTTCCTCTCTGGCTTTACCGGCGGGTCAGATGATTTATTTATCGGGTACGGTTCATCCGCAGCTTACAAAGCGTGACGACACTGGCTTTATGCTTACCTTTCCGTTTGTGCGTGAGAGTCCGCGAAGAGGCAGTCTCGACGGGACGTTATGGGCAGCAGATACAGGTTGTTTCACTCGGCCAGAAGCGTTTGATACAGATAAATATATTGAATGGCTTGTGAAACGTAAGCAGTTTGCGTCCATGTGTTTGTTTGCCACAGCTCCTGACGTTGTGGGGGATGCTGTTTTGACGTTGGAGCGCAGTGTTCCTGTCTTTTCTATGATTCGCGAAGCAGGGTTTAAGGCTGCGCTTGTTGGGCAGGACGGGCTTGAGGATCTTGACATTCCCTGGGATGATTTTGACTGCCTTTTTATTGGCGGGACTACTGAATGGAAGCTCAGTGAACCGGCTTACTCTTTGGTCGCAGAAGCAAAAAAACGAGATAAGTGGGCACATCAGGGCAGAGCAAACAGTTTTCGCAGGCTGAAGGCTGCTGCTCTTTCAGGTTATGACTCTGCAGATGGAACATTCTTAAAGTTTGCCCCTGACACAAACATTATCAGGATGGAAAGATGGTTCGAACGACTACGGCAACAGCCTGTGATGCGATATGGATAGCCAGAAGGATGGTTTATTATGCCTAGTGTGAAGAAGACTGAGCGTAATGCTTTTGTTATGGAGTGTTACGAGTCTGGTATGAGTATGAATGAGATAGTGTGGGCTTTGGTTGAGGCTGGATATGAGCGTATAAGTCCGCAGCGTGTGAATAAGGTGATAGCGTCTGAGTCCGCTACAGAGCGGGTTTATCAGTAGGCCGATCGTGTTACCGATGAGTTTGTTTCGGTAGGCTTATCGTGCTACCGATGAATTCGCTGATGGTAAAAAGGTGTTATCCTCTATTTAGCGTTCTTCGGTCGCTCCCGTAGACGTTTGCGGCCACTCGAAGCAGACCCGCCAGCCTGCATTTTTCGGGTGGTCGCTTTTTTTATATCTGTGTCTCGTGCTAACCTTTGGTTATGGTTGTATCAGCGTCTCCAATAACGATTACGCGTGAGGATGTCTGGGATCTTCTGGGTTATGCGCCGACTGAGGCGCAGCATGAGATTTTGGATTGTTCTCGTCGTCAGGTGCAGGTTCTGGGTGGTTTTCGTGGTGGGAAGTCCCGCACATTGTCGATGATGGCGTTGCTTCTGACTGTTCAGTTCATAGCTCGTTACGGGGCTCGTGCGGGCGGTCAGGTTGCGTGGCTGGTGGGTCAGGACTACGAGCGCTGCAGGGCTGAGTGGGAGCACCCGGACGGTTCGTTATCGTTGGATTTCGCGAAGCTCGGGATGTTGAAATGGGTTTCGAATACGATTGACCCAGGGCGTATGGAGATATTCGTGCCTGGTGCGGACAAGCCGTTTACCATCAGGACTAAATCTGCATCGGATCCTACTTCGCTCGGCATGGAGTCCCCGATCTGGATAATGATAGTCGAGGCGGCTCACGTCAGTCACGACGTCTATGAGCGTCTTTATTCTCGTACTTCCGAGGCTCGTACACGCTGGGGTGCCCCGTTCGGCACTCTTTTGATGTCAGGGACTTCCGAAGGTGCACAGGGCTGGTATCCCGCTATGTATACAGCGTGGCAGTCGCCGGCAATTCAGGAAGCACTGGACGTTCAGAGCTTCAGCCTGCCTTCTTATTCGAATACGCATATCTACCCCGGCGGGAAGACAAACCCTGAAATCGTGCATCTCGAGGCCACGCTTCCCGCGAATGTCTACAAGGAACGGCACCTGGGCATTCCCGTCCCGCCGTCAGGACTGGTTCATCCCGCGTTCGATAAGAACGTGCATATAAAAGATTGCGAGTATGATGAGAATGTTCCGCTGTGGCTCGGCATGGATCCCGGCTATTCAGGCCAGCCCTCGAACTACGTCGTGGCCGTATGGCAGTATCAGGGAGAACAGTGGCGCGCTATAGACGAGATCTGGATGAATAAGTTCAAAAGCCCGAATTTTACCCACGAGGACATGGTGCACGCCTGCCAGATGAAACCGTGGTGGAAAAGCGTTGAGAAGAATATGTGTACGGCATGGATAGACGTCTCTGCAGAACGTCACGCCGACGCTAACAGGCCGGCTGTAGAAGTGTGGCGCAAGCACGCAGGATTGACTGTCCTCAGTAAAAAAGTAGGACTGAACGCAGGGATAGACCGAATGGACGCAATGCTGAAGGTGAATGCGTTCTCAGGAGAGCCCAATGCTGTGCTTTCCCCGAAATGCGAGCTGGGAATTTCCGAGTTCGGAGCAGGCCCGAATCCGCAGACGGGAAACCTGACGCCCTATCAATGGCCTGTAAAATCTGATGGTACAGTAACGGGGATGAAGCCGACGGACGCCCATAACGACTTTATAAAAGCGTCAACATATCTGTTCAAGAACCTGCTCGGGGCAGTCAGCGTTTCACCCCGGACAGCAAAAACTATAAGATCAACCTCGATTGAAGATCGTTTACGGCGACAGGGAATTTATTAAATGCCAAGAATGACAATAGATGAAGAAGTAGCGAGGATCGTAAGCAAGGTCACAACCTACGAGCAGTCTCACGAACCCCTGTTCTCACGCATGGATAACGACCACGCGAAATACTGGCTGCTCGAAAAGTTCAAACCCTCTGTTGTCGAAGGCGTACTCGAGAAAGATGCCTACACGACCAACAGGCCACGGGTTCTCGCAGAGACAGCCCATAACGCTATCGCAATGTCAAAGGTCGTCATCAGGGTAGAAAACGACGACTCCAAAGACGAGCAGCGTGAAGTGAACGACAACTACGAATCATGGGCTATTGGCGTTATAAACAACGCGAATAACCGGCGACTCGCCTCTGCCGAACAACCGATTATCGACGAGACTGCATGGTATGCGCTCACGAGGGGACACGTCGTTGCTGCAAGGGCAATGCTGATGAAGAACTCCGACGGGTCTACCTACGAGGATCTCGTGCCGATCGACCCCCGACACCTTGTATTTGAACGCAGGGGTGGATCCATACTGTGGGCTGCAGTAGTCACCAGAAGAAGCCGTGACGACATCAGGGACGAGTATCCCAACTTCAAATTCAACGACGACCGCGACCAGAACGAAGAAGATGAAGGCAACCTGCAGGAAAAGGTTATCGACTACTTCTTCACGGAAAACCGCCCGAATGTTAAGAACTCAGGCGAACATCTCAACTCGGTGATCATCGCAGGCAAGTACGCGAAAAACAAGGTCAGGACAAACTGCGTCAGGTTCCCGATCGTAATTCGAAAAGTCGGACGTAACCCCGGCATTTCC